CGAGCGGCCAAGCGTCCAGCGTTAGCGTCCAGCTTTGATTAATCAAAGCAACCCCGATTTGATCCTCGAACCATTCGCGGGCTGTTGCAATGAGTGCGTTTGCCTCCACGTCTGGAAGACCTGTCGATGTCTCGCGCAAATGCGTCCGCATTTCGTGAGTCGTCACTGGCTCGGATGCTGGCGCTGTTGTCAGGCGGTTTGATTTATGCACCAATGCCGCTTTTACGTTTCGCAAGGTCATATCGGAACGCCTTTATTTCTTGGGATTGGCTGGCTTCGTTTCCAGCTTTGCCGCTGGCTTTGCTTCTTTAACGTATTCGGCGCAACCGCCATCAACGGCCCATTTTGCAATGTCGCCTTCAACTTCTGAGCCAACGCCAAACGTTTCGACGGTATGGCCGAGAGGGGCGCACTGAAATTCTTTTGTGATCGTGGCTTTCATTTCGGAAATCCTTTTGGGGGTGGGTGGTGAGAGCGGATCGTTAAACCCGCTCTCTAAGTTGCAGCATTCTGGGAGGCTTCATGCTGCCACTTATGGTTTAGACCGCCAGCTTGATGATCTTGAGGGCTTCGGTGTTAACCACCGCACCACCAACGCGCTTGACCGAGTAGAAGCTGACATATGGCTTATCGGAGTATGGGTCGCGCAGAACACGGATGCCCTGACGATCCACGATCTGATAAGCTGCCCGCATGTCACCAACAGCGATGGAAAGCGAATTTGCCGCTGGATCGGGCATGTCTTCCATTGAAGCAGTTGGATAGCCAAGCACTGTCGCAGGTTGACCAGCAGCGATGCCAGACTGCCACAAGTAAGCGCCGTCAGTGTCCTTGAGTTTGCGCACAGCCTTGGTTGTGGCGCGGTTCATAAACCACGTTGCATTGGCGCGATACTGAGCCTTCAACGCATAGAGTGCGTCGATCAGAATATCACCGCCAGCAGGTGCAGCCGCGAAGCCACCAGCAACGCCGCTAGAAAGCTGTTCGATCTGCGTGTTCAAGGTTGTGCCAGCCGCGTAAGCCAAGAAGCCTTTTGGTTGGTCTGTGCCTGTGCCTGTGACGAATGCAGCGTTTTCGATGCGCGACATCTTGTCAGAAACCTTGGCAGCAAGCCATGCTTCCAAGTTGATTTCAGCATCGTCCAAGACTTTCTGCGTTGCTTTCGGGTTCGCATAAAGTTCGTGGACGTCGATTGACCACTTACCGAGAACAGGCGTTGCGGTTGTTGTGCGGGCAGCAGTTTCAGTAACCCAGCCAGCAGCCGCTTCGTCTTGATCCCACAAGCCTTCGAGGCTGTTGGTCGAAATCGTCTGAATGGACGCATAGGCACGCATCACGGACGTTTCAAAGACTTGGTTGACGATGCGGCCAGTAAGGTCTGGCTCGACAACGTAGCCGCCATCGGCATCAACGCCAACGGACAATGCCTTCAACTCGTCAGCGCCCATGATCTGGTCGCCCTTGCGCAAGAAGCGGTTGAACGCTTGCTTGTAGTCGGACATGCCTTTTGCATCGAAGTCGGCTGGTGCATTGCGGCCCTTCGTGGATGCAGCCCAACGCTTTGCTTCCATGTCCATGTCGCGCTCGTTGCCGTTTGCATCTGTGACAATGCGGGCTTGGCGCTTCTGGCTCAATTCGTAATCATCAAGGCGCTTTTGGTTCGCGTCGATGGTTGCGTCGATCTTCGCCAACTTTTCCTCAAGCAATGGATCAGCAGAGCCTTTGGCTTCGAGCTGAGCAAGGCGCTCGTCGTTTGTCTTTTTGAACTCCTCAAACGCGGTGCCGACAGATGCGACAGCGGTTTTTAGTTCCTTCGGGTCAAATTCGGTGTTCATTTGAACAATCCTTCTATGCGTGTGATAGTAGAGTGCAGTTCTTTCAAATCTGCGTTTAGCTCACCACCATCAGCATCCCGCTGCGGGTCGATAGCTTTAAAGCCGTGCAGCGCAATGGCTGTGGCTTCCTTTCGGGAGTAACCTGCGTCCCGCAGGAACTTCTCAAAATCTCGTTCTGTGCCAATCGCCTTAACGTCGGTGATCTTGGCGGATGGCAACATGGGGAAAGTCACAAGGCTGATTTCGTGCAACTCGACTTCGACAAGTCGGCGCACAGAGCCTTGGCCTTCGTCAACTGATTGTTTGGTGCGGTAGCCGATGGACATGCTATCAAGCGCACCAGCGCGAAGCAGGGCCATAGCCTCGGCCCCTTGGCGCACGTCCTTGAGCAAGCGGCCTTTGACGAACAGACCTTTTTCGTCTTCCTCGACGTGATCCCAAACACCAATCGGCTGGCCTACATCGTGCTGCCAAAGCATTTTGGGCTTTCGCTCTCCAAGTGATTTCTGGAAAGCGCCTTTTGCGACGACATCCATTCCCTGATCTACAACGTTGAAAACGGACGCATAACCCTCGAAAGAGCCATCCTGATCGGGTTCTCGCTTCAACTCGAAGCTGGCGTTTAGTGTCTGGACGTTCATATCTGGCCCTCTTGTTTGATGAATAATAGCAGGTTGTGATCACATTTGAAAGTGTTGTGATCACAAAGCGATTTATTGTTTTAATGGCCTGACGAACCCAATGCCGCAACGGCAGTTGATGGTATTCCCTGCGCTGCCGCCGCTGCGATCCCCGACGTGCATCATCAGGTCAACGCCACCGTCACTGCGCGGAACCTCAAAAGGCTGATCCATTGGAACCCTGATGCCGTTCATGTCGCTGTGGCTGTCGCGGGTTCTGTCGTCGGAGACTGACCGCCATATTTTGTCGAAGGGCAGGGACGACTGCGAAGCCGCTTGGAATGCGCCAGTGTTGGCCGCGTTGTGCGTTTCCGTTCTGGCGATCAGCGATGCGCGGCTGCGACTTATGCTTGGGACGGCTGACGACATCGCCCTTGCTATCTTGCTGATGCCCCAGCCTTCCGCATATCCAGACCTGACCTGTTCGATGATCTGACTGCGGGTCGTTGTTGTTATTTTGGTGATTACCTGCCGCGTGGCCTCGGCTAAGATATATTCGGCAGCGATCCGCATGAGGAACTCGGCAAAGCCCTTGCGCTCAAGCGGCGTCATTGACTTGCCGTCGCCTTGTTCGAGAACGCGAGTGCCGAATGCTTGGACGGATGCTGATATCAATTCGTCAAAGATGGCCCGCATATTGCGCTCATGGTCAAGCGGCAGGGCGGGTTCCGCGCCTGTCAATTCAAACTCGGCAATCATGGCGACACTGGCGCGGCTGATTTCTGCGCGGATTTGGCGCGTATATCTGCGTTCCAACAACAGCAAAAGGCGCTGCTGTAATCGTAGTTCCTTGTCAGCTTCCATAGGCCAACCTGATCATGGCTTTTTGCTCCTCTGGCGTGATTGGCTCGTCGTCTGCGGGCTGCGTCAATTGCTCTGGGCGCAAGCTGGCTTCGTTGAGAGGGATCAACCCGCTGCCGATCAAAACAACGTCGCCGCCTTCGATTGGATCATAGCCTTTCAACTCGCGGCGTTCATTGACTGTGAGGTCTGTTGATCTGTCGGCCATGTCCCATGCCCGCTGGCGCTTTTCAACGATTGCTGGGATTTGATCAAGCGACGGACGCAATTCAATGTCGCCAAAGTCGTCAGCAAACCATCCATTCATGTCGCCCGCGATGTGGCCGACTAGGGGCATGATCGTATCTTCCCAAAACGACAAACGCGCCTCGGCATAATTGGCGTAAGTGTTGTCGCCAGCAATGCCCATCAGCATTGGCGGGACACCGAGCGCAAGGCAGATGTCGCGGGCTGCGCTGTATTTCGTTTCGAGAATGCCCATCTCAACTGGCGACAGGCCCATTTCTTTCCAATCAAGCCCGCCTTCAAGCAGCATGGGACGGCCCGCACCTGACGCGCCAGAATACTTGCCTTCGATCTCGTCTTTTAGGCGGGTGAATTGCTCGTCTGTCAGCGGCTGTTCGCTCTTGGAAACCAACGCACCAGATGGGCGGGCGCTGTTTTGCAGCAGTGACTGCACCCACGACATCGAAAGGTTGTGCTGGTCAATGCCAAACGCTGCGGCCTCAAGCGGGCTGAGACCATACCAATCGTCGAGCGGGTGAAATAACTTGCTGTGCAAGATGTCGGATTTGCCCGACTTTGGGTCAACGTCCCAACGCACAGAACGCCCATTCACGGTGTAGGTGTAGGCGCTTGGGTTGCCGTTGTTGGATGGAATTACCTTCATGCGATCAGACCGCTGGACGTAAAGTTCACGCGGTGCGCCGTTGACTTTGACTTTCTCAGCATAGGCGTTGCCGCTGATCATCAGGAAGCCGATGTATTCAGAAAAGAACTCTTGGCCCGACTGCGACGGGTTGGGCTTCCTGATCAGGTCAAGGATCGGGTGCTGTGTCAATTCGGTATCGCCGCGCCACGCTTCCCACTTGATCGAACTGAAAGCCTCG